GGTGCTATCAAACAAACAGAAGACTTCAAAACATTTTTCTTGGACAAAAACATCTTAGGATTTTCTCATGATGTCTTACAACATTCAATAAAGCATACTCTTGACACAATAAGACATATTGACCTTGGACAAATATGGGAAAAGATAAAAGAGGAGAAGTTATGTTATACAACTAGCACAAAATCTGTTATACCTGAATACTCAAGATATGTTGAAACTAGTGTAAGCATTGATGATAAGGGATTTTGGAGCAAGACTGAACACAAGAAAAATACAAAGAAGAAAAGCAACAATTTAAAGGATGAAATTTTAGGAAGTAGTAAATTTAAAAGACCTACCATTGAAAAAAAAGATGAAAAGTACATTCGTGTAACAAATATTGAAGATTGTGATACCCTCAAAGGATTAGGTTTTTCTGATGAATATATTAAGAGGTTTAAAGAAAAGTACGGGTTAGATGTTGCACATATAAAGTTACCATCTATGATAATAACACCAAATTCAAAAGGTCAAGTTCTTCAAGGTGCAAATCGATGTAAGGTTCATGACGCTATTCTAGACTTTATAATGGTTCATCCAGAGATTGACACAACATACAAACTAGCATGTTGGAACATCTTCCAGAATAATTCAAGAGTCACAGCTGATATTAGCATAAAAGCTCAGTATGGGGCAAAAAGAGAGTTTTATATTATGAATTTAGGGGCAAAAATGATGGCAAGAGTTTTTGAACAATTCTTCTTAGGGATATGTAAACAGATAGATAATGAAATGATATCAGTTTCAGGTGATAAAAAGATATTAAACATGCAAGAAAAGTTAAACAACATAATGATAAAGAAAGATCACAACCATCAATTATATTATGTAAACGGTGATTGCACAAAGTGGTCTGCAGCAGAGACTATGGAGTGTTTTAAAAGCATGATATTTGCACTAAAATCAAGAGTTCCTTTTGAATGCTATTGTTTCTTAATAACAGTTATGAATGCATGGTCAAAGAAAGAAATAACAATTCCAATAAGTATCCTCCAACAGACTATAATCTTAACTGAAAAAACAAGATATTTAGAAGATTCTACCTATAAAATGCATAGTACTCAAAATTTCTTGCAAGGGATGTTAAATTATTCTTCATCATTTAAAGCTGTATGCTGTTCAAACTATACTCAAAAACTGTGGAAACTCATGTATCCTAGTAGTACTTTGCAATTTGATCATCTAGAACATTCAGATGATTATGTTCTAATGGTTTTGGTTAAGACTAATGATGAACTTGAAACATTTAGGAGATTTCATAGGATGATGATGAAATGTCATGGGTTTAATGATAGCGTTAAGAAAACTAACACTCAGCAGTTTTTAATGGAATTTATTTCTCTGTGCTCATTCAATGGCCATATGACATACCCACACATAAAGAAAACAAAAGAGGTTGGCTTGAATTTAGGGTGTACAGGTTACAGGGATGATATGGACACAGCTGTATCAAGGATTGGCGAAGCTGCTAGGGTTGGTGCGCCTTTTAGTAGTGTTTATTTCATGCAACGATTGCATATCTACAATGTAATGAGGGGTTATTCTGTTTTGCCCAACCAATTAAATAATACAGATGTAAGATATGAAGACATCTTCAATACACCTGTTGAATTTTATGGTGCACCTGATTGTCATCCCATATTCCAATTATTATGCAAAGGTAGCGTGAACAATTATAGGTTATTCCATCATGTTGAATCATCTAAGACTTTGATTGACTATCTATTCAAAAAAGAATTATATGCTGCTATTAAACTTGATATAGACAATGACACAGTTGATTCTGAGTGTTTACGGTTATATCATCCACAATATACATTTAATATGGAGAGTAAAACAATAAAAAAAATAAGGACAACGCTGGCAAAACCGTTCGAGGAAATTGAATCTTTTTGGAACAATCATAAATGTTACAATTTTATGAAACCCACCACACAGTCTGATTTAAAAGAGTGGATGGAGAATATGTACTATAGAACAAATTTTTCACTTGCATACTCAAGAAACACAAGATCCCAGATAACTTTGAGGTTGTCCACTTTCACCTCTAAAGAGTGTTTAAGGAACCTGCATGATGAAGATGTGAATATAACAATAAAAGATTATAAGATGTACACCAAGATGAGAGTAGATGAAGCTCTAATCACAGAATTTCTAAGTAAAATTTACAGTGAACATGATATGGAGCAATTATTGCAGAAAACATTAATGAATTGTGACTCTACTGTGACATCTATATATTCATTATTTAAATATAGTCGTGCTTTAGATGGAGGATTTCATAATAAATGTACAATGGCAACACTTTCTCCACACAAAGTAAGTTGGTTAAGTATTGATAACACACCAG